TAAACTCTAATCTTTACAGCTTGGTGGGGGGCGCCCGCTAGAAGATAAGAGTTTTCAGAAATATCTGTGAATTTGGAGAGCTTTGGACCAACACTTCTAGATAACATCGGTATACGTAATACACCAGTAACATCTCCAGACCCGCCCGCACGCAGACCAAAAGACGTTGAAGTAGAGCCATAAGTAGCACTGACCGTGTTTCGTCTGCCGTTTTTAAGAAAACCACCCGACATAGCTAAAGTAAAAGATTCAAATGCATCCTCAGACATCTCTGTCATATTCAATGCGCCTATATCATTAGTTTCTAGTGTTTGCCATACTTGTGTACCAACCATGAATTCAATTCTTTTAATACAAGCTAACAGATCAAATGCTTTAAGTTCTAGAGACGACGAGGTAGAGCTTGTTGTAATCTGAAGATATAAATCACCAAGGGCGTCTATGTCATTGTTTACAGTAAAAATCTGATTACCTCCCGCGGTGAGATTTCCACCGCTACCGGACGCGGGGATTTCAATGATAGACGAACCATAAAGTAGCTGACGAGTAGTATCATTCTTGTTCCAGAAGACAGACATAACGTCGCCGTCATCATCATGAATCTTATTAGTTACAGCAAGACCTTGGGTACCAGACCCATTATAAGCAGCATGAGCAGCTACAGCTCCAGACATTTGTATTTACAATTTATAAAAGAAAATAATTTTAAATTTAATACGTAGTTAAAATTATTTAATTTAAATGATTTTATTTGATTTATTTAAATTGTTTAAGCAGAAAACGAAATAGTACCGCCAACTGTACTCTGAATCTGTGTTCCACAGCAGGTTACGTTTATGTTAGACACAGCTACTGTAGTACCACCGGTTCCATAAGGAAAAAGCGTAAAGCCATCCGCATAAGTAATTACTAACTTTTTGTTATTTAGTCTCGAAAATGGAATACCAGCCGTGCTAAAAGCGGAGCCGGCTAACTTTAATATGTAAATATTTCGATTAGCCGAAATACTTGTCAAATTGAAAAGTTCTAATTTATTAGTTGTAAGACAAGATCCTGGAACACTTCCTGTTCTATCATTTCCCAATATCAATTCAGCCGACTTTAACCAACCTGGTGCAACTCCTAATTCAGTATTTGCGACGCCGGTACCGTCGGCGCTGATAGCCGACCAGGTTGTACCCGAGAGGGTTCCACTGCCAGGTCCTGCCGACGCGGTTCCGCTAGAATTAAATATGCTATTATCTAAAGTTAATAATATATGAGATACATTTATATTAATAGAGCTTAAATCGATTGTAACAGGGCCAGCCACAGAAGACACACTGTATGCAACAGACTGAGAAGTATTAACTGGTCTATTTATTATATTCTTTGCTATAAAATTCTTTTCTGTAGAAGTCATAGAATGACTAAAAACGCACACCCCGGTTGATATACTAGCTGGATGTGTAGCAGCTAGTCGTGTAACCCCGGTAGCACCGAGACTATTGTAATAAACTTTCATTGTTAAATTGTTCGTTACAGCACCTGCTTGTAAAAAAGATTTATTTACACCAGTTGATCTTCCAGTGAACGGGATAGAAAGCGCAAAATCAATATTATCCGCGGTTGCGTATAAACCACTTGAAGCTGACTGGTATGTATTTACACTTACTACATATCCTGATTCTGTTAAATTTCTGGCATAAATATCACCTGGTAGAATAGTCTGAACTACTAAATTGCCTAGTTTAATTTCTACTTTGCTTATAAGATCTAAAATAAATGTAGAAGATACGCCTCCACCAGATGAACCGAATGACATTTGAAGAGTTATTTCACTTATTGCATCTACATCACTTGGTAGTGTAAATGTTTCATATGGTTTAGAAGCTTTGAGTTGGGTCAAATTAATACTCCCAGATATAAAACTCATTCCAGATCCATTAATGTATTCAGTTGTACACTTAGTAAGAAACTCTGATTCAATTAGCTTTGTTTCGTCTGCTTCATTGGCTCTACATACAGACTGTGATCCTGTTGAATTAAAAGTTTTAATAGCAACGTTGTCTATGCCCATTTTATTTACTTTTATATATACATTTTATTTTTATTTTTAAAACTAATTATTGTTTCGTTTAAAAAGTTACAATTAAATCGTTTTATTTATTAAATATGTCGCAGTTTGAATGTTCTGTAAAAGATCTAAATGGTAAACAAGAAGAAATAACAGAAGAAATTGAAGCTGAAAGTCCAAAAAGTATCTTATCAAGGGGCAAACAAAAAGGAAATGTAAATCAGAATTTAAATTTAGATGTAAATAGTTCGCTCTTTGCTAAGATATCAGAAGAGAAGAATGTAAGAATTATTTTACTTGTGATTATAGCTTATCTTATTACTAGCTCAAGTCAGTTTACTGAACTTTTGGGTAATTCGTTTCCATATTTAGTAGAATCAGGGGTTACAAACTTAAGTGGAAAAGTCGTAATTGCTATTTTAATAGGACTTTCAGTGGTACTATTTACTTCTTTTTTCCAGGTCCCATAAAGGCATCTTTACCTGTTATATTATTTTCAAGTCTTTCTAGTAGCCCAGGAAGGCTAAAATCTTGAGGTTTTTTGATTTCTTTAGTTTTTGGTTTTTTCCAATTAAGAGCACTTTCAAGAGAAGTTGTAATTGGCACACAACTACTTTGAAACTCTCTGCACGGGCCGTGAATACCATGATTTTCTGACATACACTTCTGACAAAGTCCACTTGGACTTAGTTTAAAATAAATGTGATTATTACTATGAAAGTCCTGTTTATTTTGACAATACTTAGACTTCGAGTTTATTAAATACATACATTTGTCTTTTACTTGTGAAATAGCACGGATATCTTCTACGCGATAACCAACAGCATGAAGTTTAAAAAATTTTTCAATAGCTATGTACTCTTGTGAACTTCTAGAAAGAGTTATAAGATTTCCACAATTACTTTCAGTACTCTCTTCTGTTTCTACATATTCAACAAGACCTTGTACCTCTGTTATACTTTTAGATTCACATCTTATGCTAGTATTCTTAACCAATTGAAATGTATCTTTGTTATAAAAATCAAATAAAGCTTCATCTCTTTTGGTCCCATTGTATACATCCTTAAGTATATAAATTCTCTCTTCGTAGTTTTTAATACCGTCTGATATCGTACATTTATCTGAACCAACTAGTCTGAGACCATTATTTTCATAAACGCAGCGATCTATTATTTTTTCCCAAGAGTCATAGTGTTTTTCATTCTTCCCATAAACATTAGTTAAATTTACTATAAGATTTTTACGAATAGCCAATGATGTAGTCTTGTCTACAATTATGTCAGGCCAATGTAAATGAAATCCTTGCTTAAAATAAACTGTTCCATTTTTAGTTATTTCTTTATTTTTATCAGCCCCCGTTACTATACAAACCAAAGAATTATTTTTATACAAATTACTCAATGTGTTTTGTATAAGAATCACATATTCTTCTAGATTTATTATTTCTTCTGAAAGTATATCAAAGTCTACAAAAAACTTAAAAAATTCAGTTTTTCTTTCTACTATACAGTTTTTATATTTTATATACTTACTGTACATAATCTGGAACGTTTCGTGATCTTCTGATATGTCTAGTTTCCCTCCGTCAAACATAAAATGAGTAATAGTTTGTTTACTCGAATCTGTTACCATTTTTCCAGTTGATTTTAGCCAAATATTCAATGGATGTTCCATTTTATAATTATAAATAAATTATTTCTCTAAATTACTAGGGTTTAAATTTAATCGTAACATTGCATTTGTTAGTATATATACCCTTTACTGCACTCGGGGAAAGCACTGATCGTTTACCTTTCTTTTTAGAAGCCATGGTATTTATCATGTCTGCGTCTATAAATTTAATATTTGACAATGCATAATCAAGTATCTTGTTATCTATAAACCATCTAAAAAAATTAAGCTGACCAACAGTTGTAACTATTTCTGTATCTGAAATGCTTTCTTCTGTGTATTCTCTCCATTTAAAAGTTACTGTATTTATAATAAGACGTTTTTGTCTACAAAATGGATCAAAAAATTTTTTTGAATAAGCTTTTAACTGGTTTTTGTAATCGAGGTATATATTAAAATATATAATTTCACCCGAATTACCAAGTGGATATATTATATTATACTTTTTAGCGTAATTTGTTACTAACCAATCAAGAAGTCTCAGACTTAACGGAGTATTTTGATAAATTATATCCTTAAAAAGACTTATTTTAGTTTTATAATAATTTAATAAAAAATTTACAAGAGTTTCTTCTTTTGAGGTAAAAGACATAATACTAATGAATAATACGTTACCTTTAAATTTATTTAAAGAGACCACAAGATTATATATTATAATAATGCAATCAGAGATCACAGATGAAAACTTTAAAAAACAAATTGTGTTTTTACTAAATAACAGTTGGACTGGAAAAGGAGACATGTATTTTCCTCTTCAGAACTCTGTGAACATAGAAAAAAGATACATTTTTAAGCTCAGAAATTTTAAATACATTTTTTACAAAAAGGACACAGTGGACACAAAACGAGCTATTTTATTTATGTTTTTGGATAAAAATGGCAATAACACATCTGTAGTAATTCTTAAAGATTTGACTATTTATAAAATTAACATAATGTGCCCAGACGAATACTACCAAGGAACAATTTTTGATATTTCTTATAAACCAGAAGAAATCTGTCTTTATGATACATTTTCTTGCTGTGGAAGTAAGATCAATAGAATTACTTATCTAGACCGCGTAGCAGAAGCTCAGACTTTTAAACATAATATACAGTCTAGTAGTACACCAATTACTGTAACTGATTATTCAGAATCTATTAATTCTTATGCAGAAGACTTCAAAGACACAGATGAAATTTTTATGATTCCAAATGATTTGCCTATTATAACGGGTGTAAATTATTCTTGTTTTAAATGGAAACCTTCTAACTTGATAACATTTAGTCTCTTAGTGAAAGAAAAAAACGAAGACATTGAATTATACAGCACTATATTTAAGAATGAAACGCTGTTTGCAAAAATTCATCATTCAGATCCCGAAGGACAAAAATATATACATCTAATTAAATCATTAGAAGACTACAAAGACAATTGTATCATAGACATTAATATCAATGATAAAATTGAAATAATTGGAGTTAACGATTTTAAAACAATTCCAAGCACGGTTAGATCTATAGAGAAAATAATTGCTATTAAACATGAAGATCTTAAACTAAGTGATCTAGATTTCAATTAGAATCATTAGAAAATGATAATATTTGGAGTACATATGTAAATAAATTTATTATATCAAGATACAAATTAATAGAAGCAATTATAAAGTCTTCTTTTTTGTAGACTTTATAAGTTCTATCTGTTATCATTTTTGTATCATAAATAATAAAACCAGAAAATAGTACACTTCCTGTACACGCTATAAATAAATGTAAATAATTACTCATTATAAATACATTTATGATTCCAATCGATATAAAACTTATTGTTAACATTATTAAAAACTGATTAAAGTAAGATACATACATTTCCCAGAATGACAATAAGCCTACAAAAGTCATAGCTAATGTATCTATCGTTGTTATACCGAGCGCTAATAGTAATGTATCTCCGTTTATAAAAGTCGAGATTGAGCTAAGTGTATAGCTCGTGCTTAATGTAAATAAACAAAGAAGTATATAATTTATAGGGAAAGTAACAAAGTATCTTTCACAGCAACATGAAACAAATAATGGTATAAATGTAAAAAATAAACTAAGCCCAAGAAAAGCGCGACCTAAGTCTGATATATAAAATGTTCTTAAGTCATAAAATTTAGAAATTGAAACACATGTTAGAAACGAGAATAATTGAAAAAGTAAACAAATGTAAACCTTAAAAATGAACTTTTTAGACTCTTTAAGAGTCATACCTTCTGGTTCTTGTTCAATAACGGGGATTCCCTCAACTAAAGGAATCGTAATCATTTATATTACATTAAAATAATAAAATAATTCTAAATTGCTTTATTATTTTAATTACATCACGTTATACATTATACATTATACATTATACATTATACATTATACATTATACATTTAC